GATCGGTGCAGCATCTGAGCTGGCTTACGGATGACGAAAAGATGGTGTTCAGAACATCCTTTGAAGTGGATCAGGAAACCATTTTACGCTACGCGAGTATGCGCCAAAAGTGGATATGCCAAGGTCAGAGCCTGAACTTCTTCGTGTCGGAAGACGGAGATGAGAAACGGATTGCACGTCTGCATTCCAAAGCCCTACTCGATCCAAACATTCTGAGCCTCTATTACATCTACTCACGCAGTGGTGTGGTGATTAACGATGAGTGTGTGGCCTGTGCTGCCTAACCCTTGATGAGTAACCCCTAGCAGATTAGGCGCCAGCCGGTTCTGCTAGGGGTTACATAACGTAACTCCACACAGCTATGTATACTGTATTCTTGCTATACACTCCTTCCTCCATAGCCCTACGGCTGCGCCTCGGGCTATGGGTCAGTCGTGCTAACAGGGGTCAGGGGTTCTCCGAACCCTTTTATGAATCTCACAGTCAACCTCGAAAGGGGAAACAAGGAGCTTGATCTGCTGGCCGTCAGGTCAGTTGATTAAGCGACTACTACTAAGAGTCGTTTTGTGAAACACCTAAAAAACATCAAGCCACTCCATGAAATGCCTAAACCTTTCCAACAGGTTAAGTAAATCTGGCTCAGATCGTGTGCGTTATGTGCGTAATGCAGATACTTCTAAAACAAAAGGGCTCAACGAACATTCCAAAACACTATTATTCAACAGATGCAGTACATAGCGTTCTAACGATCCTGACTCCTGTGTTCGCCGTTACATCGAAGCAGCTTCTCTGTTTGATAATAATAGCGAAAAACCTCTCAACATAAACCGTATTTATAACATCCTGCAATGTATTAGAACCATCAATACACGGGAAGTCATGGCTATGACGGAATTGAATAAACGACAGGCTCAGAAGTATGTAAGAGCTGTTAAATTTGTACTCCCGTATATAGTCCCTCTGGTTTAATGCCTCGCCTGTTTAATCAATTTGATTAAACTAACAAGCCCTAAACCAACCTCGGTTACTTATGATTAACTGCAAAAACACTTGGCTGTAACGTAAGAATTTCTACAAATCTTAATGATGACTTCTGCTACGCCTGCAAAGAAAAAGTAGCTAGAGAATCTGCAAACACAGTGCAGCCTGATGAACAAACATCGGGTGCTGACAATGATTACTGGGTCGCACACATAGTTGACCCAAAACGATTGGAACCATGCAGCGTAGAATGCGATGACTTGATTGAACTCTTTCAAATGAGTTATCAAGAAGGCGAAGCCTTTAAAGCCCATTGGCGTAACGGTCAGTTACGCATCGGCAACGGTAAACCAGGTGATACACATCTGCGTAACGCCGAGAAATTCACGTACTACTCTGGCCGCCAACTGGTCATGGAACACCGCAAAACCGCATAAACCCTCACACAGAAAACTCTCACAGGATATTGATATGCGTAAGTATCTCAATAACCATGCAGTCCCTTTGTCTATGGCCGTGTTCTTAGCGACCGACACATACGATCATGACGACACCACGGTATCAGTGACCAAACTGATTAAACCAGTGCGTCAAATTGTATTGGGTGGACGTGTCCCACAGACGGACGCATTGGTTGATGTCAGTGGTTTGGTTAAGTCCGCATGGGTACGGCCATCCACGATGGAATTGAAAACGCCTGGGTTAATCACAAAAACGCATCCTTACTTGCACTGGGTTATCCCCAGCGTGTAGTGGATCGTATTGTTGTAAACCCAGATCCAGAAGAAGTCAGTGAAGATCACATACCGGTGTACCTGGAACGTCGAAGTTATAAGACTGTTATGGGTTACACCATCTCCGGTAAGTTTGACTTTGTTGCTGAAGGCCGCGTAGAGGATTTCAAATCAACATCCACTATGGCGTGGTCATCAACCAACAAACAGAAGGATTACCAGTTACAAGGTTCGATGTATCGTTGGCTCAATCAAGACATCATCACCGATGACATGATGAACGTTACGTTCTTGTTTACCGACTTCCAGGCATTCCGTGCAAAGTCCGATCCAACGTACCCACCTCATGCCACGCCTAACAAGACAATACCTTTGTTGTCCGTGGCTGAGACAGAGGCTTACGTGACCCACAAGCTCACGCAGATTAACCGGTACAAGGACGCACCCGAAGCTGACTTGCCCTACTGCAACGAACACGAGCTGTGGCGCAAGGAAACCGTATGGAAGTACTACGCAAAGCACGATGCCAAGCGAGCCACCAAAGACTTCAAAACCGACAAGCAAGCCGCGTACCTACGTCTGGCAACAGACGGTGGCAAAGGCTTGGTGAAAGAAATCCCAGGCGAAGTTATAGCCTGCAAATACTGCCCTGCCTTCGCAATTTGCACACAAAAAGATGCGCTTATTGCTGACGGCTCACTCAAACTCTGATCAAGGCACTCCCTATGTCCGATGACGTTATTAAAGTTCGACCGTTTGATGAAATGGTTCACCACCCCATGGCCGATAAACTGTCCACGATCCTGTGTGATAAAACGCAGAACACGAACCCACTGTTCTTCCGTGTCCTGGTGGCTTACTACTTTTCAGTGGTGGCCAGTATGATGCGGTGCCAGCTACAAACGCACGAAGGTGATCGCAAAATACCGGTCAACTGTTACGCCATTAACCTGGCTACCAGCGGTGCCGGTAAAGGTAAGTCCACGTCCATCATGGAAGAACAAGTCATCGGGCAGTTCCGTACTCGTTTCACTGACGAGACCTTTCCTATCCTGGCGGAAGAAAACATCCCCAAGCTGGCAAAACGTCGCGCCGATCGGAACCAAACCGATCCAGATGAAGAGTTGGATAAGGCCATCGCCGAGTTCAAGAACATAGGCCCAATGCTGTTCAGTTTTGACAAAGGCTCTGAAGCCGCCATCAAATCGGCACGGCAAAAGTTACTGATGGCCAAAGCCGGCGCCATGAACCTGCACATTGACGAGATTGGTTCCAACTTGACCGGTGCCATGGAAGCTCTAACGGCTTACCTGGAACTGTACGACGTGGGCCACATCAACCCCAAGCTCACCAAGAACTCCAAGGACAATCCTCTACAGGAGCAAATCCCAGGCAAGACACCGGCCAACGCCATGATGTTTGGCACACCGTCTAAGTTGTACAACGGCGGCAAGACCGAAGAAGAGTTTAACTCGCTGTTGGACACAGGCTTTGCCAGACGGTGCATCTTTGGTTACGTGAAAGGTCACGAACGCAATAAAGATCAGAACGTACACGAACTCTACGCCATGCTCACAGACACGGCCAGTAACGAATACCTGGATGAAGTGGCGGATCACTTTGAAGGTCTCGCTGACATCATCAACGTCAACAAAACGGTGGTGATGAGTAAGCGGGTAGCCAAGCTGTTTCTACAGTACAAGCTCAACTGCGAAGCCATTGCAGACACGTACCCAGAACACGATGAAATGAAAAAGGCAGAAACCTCTCACCGGTTTTTCAAGGCCATGAAACTGGCCGGCACCTACGCGTTTGTGGATGACTCAGGTGAAGTCACCGAAGCTCACTTTGAGAACGCCATCAAACTGGTGGAAGAATCGGGTGAATCGTTTCACAACATCCTGACCCGTGATCGTAACTACGCCAAACTGGCCAAGTACATTGCGAACGCAGGCCGTGAAGTGACCCAAGCGGATCTGATGGAAGACTTGCCGTTCTACCCCAAGGCCAGTGGCCAGCAACGTGATCTCATGGTTCAAGCCATGGCTTACGGGTACCAGAACAACATCATCATCAAGAAAGCCTTCAACGACGGTATCGAGTTTCTACGGGGTGAAACCCTACAGAAGACCGACATTGGCGCCATGCGTGTGGCCTACAGCACAGACATTGCTGTGGGGTATCGCAACGAAACAGCGGCCTTCACCGACCTGCACAAGATGACCCAAGCCAGTGGCGTTCACTGGATCAATCACCACCTCAAAGGTGGCGATTACAGCGAAGGTCATCGCCAGGAAGACGATTGCCTACCTGGGTTCAACATGGTGGTCATCGACGTAGACGGCGGTGTGCGAATGGAAACCGCCATGATGCTGTTGAAAGAGTTCAAGTCCATGGTGTACACCACCAAACGTCACGATCCAGACAATCAACACAGGTTTCGCATTGTGTTGCCCATCAACTACGAGTTGAAGCTGGACGCCAAAGACTTCAAAGAGTTCATGGAGAACATTTATAAATGGCTCCCATTTGAAGTCGATGACGCCACTGGACAACGTGCCCGCAAGTGGATGTCCAACGCCGGCCATTATGAGTACAACGATGGAATGTTGTTGGATGTGCTGCCGTTCATACCCAAGACCGCTAAAAACGAAGACCGTAAGAAATTCGTTGATAAGCACCAGTCTCTGGACAACCTGGAACGTTGGGTCATCAACAACACCGGTGACGGTAACCGCAGTAACCAATTAATCAAATACGCTTACATCCTGTTGGATGCCGGCTTTGATTTTGACGGTGTGCGTACACGGCTTCTGGATCTCAACGACAAACTTCCCAGCAAACTTTCTGAAGCAGAAGTGATGGGCACCATTATGATAACGGTCTCCAAGGCTCTGGCCAAACGCGCTGCTTAAACTCTCCAGTCTCACAGGGGCACTCCGTGCCCTTTTGTGAATCTCGCAAGCTATAGGACACACCCATGACACAAACCTGTAACGACCACCTGGTTTTACTGGTGGGCAAATCTGCCGCCGGTAAATCCGCATCACTGAAAGACATCAAAAACCCCGAAGGTGTCTGGTACATGAACTGCGAATCGGGTTATTGATTAGCCCCGACATACGGTAACGTATGTTAGTTATCCATTGAATTGCTGGAAAGCTCTTAGAGCCTTCTGAACCACAACGCAACTGGCAACAGTAAACGTGACGGTTTAAAAATCAGAAGGATTGGGTAATCAGCAGCCAAGGACCGTACAGGTCAAGGTTCAACGACTATCCCGCAAGGGAGTAGGATCAAGTGATCCGAAGCAGTGGACACCCTTAAAAGGGTGAAGATATAGTCTGGTCTTATGTGAAAGCATAAGCTGCAAGTAATGTTGCGGGGGAGGTCTAACGAGCCTCCTTGAACATATCGAAACGTTTACCTTTTCGCAGCAAGTTCAAAGAATTTGTTGTCACTGATCCCATGCAAGTGTACGAAGGGTTTCAAGCCGCAGAAGGCGATCCAACGTGCCATACCATTATCGTGGATTCCCTTACCTACATGATGGACATGTACGAATCCCTATATGTATTAAACTCTGCAAACGGGATGAAAGCTTGGGGCGACTTCGCGCAGTTCTTCAAAGTGTTGATGGCTCAACACGTTGCAGCATCCACCAAGAACGTAGTGTTTACAGCACACACACTGGATACCTTAAACGAAGGTGAAATGGTCATGGAGACCAAAGTACCCGTCAAAGGTTCCCTCAAGAACAACGGTATCGAATCGTTCTTCTCCTGCTGTGTGTCGGCTAAAAAAGTCAGATTGAAAGACTTAACCAAGTACGAATCTGACCTGCTGACCATCACCGACGAAGAGGAAATGCTCGGCTTCAAATACGTATTTCAAACCAAGCTCACCAAAGAAACTGTAAACGAACGTTTACGTGGGCCCATGGGCTTGTTCGATAACAAAGAAACGTACATCGACAACAACATCCAGTTGGTCTTTAACCGGCTGTCCGAATACTACGCCTGAGCATCCTGCATCAGTCGTTAACCCTCACACTCAAAAAACCCGTAAGGATTTGCCTATGTCACTTTTAAATGCAGCAAAAATCGACGAAACCATCACCACTGAAAACCGACTCCGTTGGCGGCGGCGGTGTATGGGAAACAGCTTTGTACCCTGTTGAGATCACCATGGCGTACCTGGAAAAGAAAGCCAGTGGCGCCGTATTCATGAACGTGATCTGCAAGAACGATGCCGGTCAGGAATACAAAGAAGGCTTGTGCCTTGCGTCAGGCGATGCCAAAGGCAACAAGAACTTCTACGAGACCGCCAATGGCGAGAAGAAGTACCTGCCAGGTTTCAATCACGCCAACAGTCTGTCACTACTGACCGTAGGCAAAAACCTTGCTGAACTGGATACGGACTTGAAGATCGTCAATATCTACAGCTTTGAAGCCAAGAAAGAAGTCGGTACCGAAGTCGAAGTGGTCATGGGCCTACTGGGTCAACGCGCCATCCTCGGTTTGCAAAAGCAGATCGTAGACAAGAACGCCAAAGGCGATGACGGTAAATACCACGCCACCGGTGAAACACGCGAGTCCAACGAGATTGATAAAATCTTCCGTGAGAAGGACCACATGACCACCGCTGAAATCCTGGCTCAAGCAGACGCGCCTGTGTTCTACACCACTTGGGAAAAGAAGTGGACCGGTAAGACACGCAACAAAGCCACCGCAGCCAATGACGCGAATGGCGGAACAGCCGGCGCCCCAAGTGCCGCTAAAGCCGGTGGCACTCCCAAGCCGACCAAATCCCTGTTCGGTTAATCAACCCCAGTGTCGGGGCTCTCAGGAGCCCTGACCAACAATAAGGATCAACAATGTCAGAGATTAATGTAGAAGAGTCGATCCAAGCAAAAGGTTTGACAGCGCCACGTGTAACGCCTGATCACATCAAAGCTCTGCACGGTCGTGTGAGTTATGTGTTTGATAACGTTGGCACCAGCACGTTCTGTCATGCGTTTCTGGATACGTCGTTTTACCTGGCTACCGGACACAGCGCCTGTGTCTCACCTGAAAACTTTGACCAAGCTGTTGGTGAAGACATTGCCCATCGCAACACTGAGTCACAGGTAAACCAAAAGCTGTGGCAATTTGAAGGCTATCGCCTGTACGCGCAACTCAACGGGGAGGCACCTTTCGAGTGATCCCTACTCTGAAGTTCTACCAGTGCATCAAACAGGTTCATGCAGAACCCATGCCTTACGGTGAGTTCAAAATCTCTATCCGTAAAGTACGGGACATGGGCCAGATTGATCCCATGGAGCCTGGTTACCACGTCATCTACGGCAAGGGCACCGCCAATGAGTACCACTCATGGTCACCCAAGCAATCGTTCGATGAGGGCTACCTAGAGATCCCTGCCGGTACGTCCAAATCCATCTCAACAGGCGGAGGCAAGGTCAATTGAGCGAAGGCATTCTTGCGGTAGACCCAGGGCTCACAGGGGCTCTGGTGATCATCAACAAGGCTGGAAAGTACATTGACCATTTGCACATGCCCAGCATCAAGATTGGCACAAAGAACCGTGTACAAACGGCGCTGCTATCAATGCCTGGCTCAAGACCTGGCCAGGGCTTTCCCACGCCTACGTTGAGAACGTTCACAGTATGCCCACAGACGGTGCGGCCCGTGCCTTCTCATTCGGTCACTCCACAGGGGTGATCCATGGACTGATCGCTGCATCGGACATACCCATTACACTCGTGGCCCCCGTGGCTTGGAAGAAGCATTTCAATCTCACTGGAACTGACAAAGACGCAGCCCGATCCAGGGCCACTCAGTTGTTCCCTGCGCTGCGTGAACTGGATAAGAAGGGCAAAGGGCAAGCAATCGCTGACGCCCTGTTCATCGGCCTCTACGGCGCCCACAAGTACAACCAACCTCAAACCAAAGCGGCATAAACCACTCACAAGGAACCACTATGAGAACCACTATGAAAATCAATATCACGATGGATCAAGCCAGCATTGAACAAGCCATCAAGGACTACGTTGCCAAGAACGGTATCGACAGCCCTGTACAAGAAGTGAAATTCACCATCAGCCGTAAAGGCGGCACCAGTGTCGATGCGGAAATCATTTTGGGCATCGCTGCTGTGAACGAAGAAGCCATCGTACCTGAAGCCGCAGAAGTGCCGGTTAACCCCGTTAAATCCGTGTCCAAGGCAAAGCCAGAACCCAAAGTGCCTTCAAAAGCAAAAGGGTTTGAACCTACCCAACCCGTCGTCGATGACGAACCTGCGATCGACCATGTAAAAATGGAAGACACAACACCTCCGTTTGAAGTGGATGCCGTTAACGACAGCACCGTTGACGAGCCGGCACAAAGCAAGTCACTGTTTGGTTAATAGGTAAACGCTATGGCATTCCTTGAAGTTATAGCTGCCCTTTTCCTCACTGGCGTCATAATTGGTATCATGCTATTCGGTGGTGTCATCGGAACGGTCCTCTACCTGGTAGGGGGCATTGCCGTTGTGTTCGTGTTTGTGTTGATTGCCATTAAAGAAATGCGCGATCGTGGAAAGCCGCAGTGAAAAGAAAGCCCCTATCTCTAGGGGCTTTCTTGTTTTACTTCATAAAGTTCATTGCCTGAAGTGGTACAGCCTCTGCTGCGGCACCTGGTAACCCGATCGCACCGGCACTGAACGGATTGCTTGACCGGTTCCAGAAACCCGACTCAACAATTGTTGGGACAGATTTGAACATGTCACTGAACAGAACCAGTGCTAACGCCCTTGCAGGGTTTTCACGGTAAAGCCTGAACAAAAACTTCTGAATCCTTATGTAGTACTTAGTAAACATCACCAAAACCTGTGTCATTCAAGTATTGAATAAAACCGGTGTGTCGGTACGTCATAATTTACAAACGCATCCTCCACGTACTGGATTGCTTCCTCCTTACTAAGTTGATTTTTCTCACGCTTGGTCACATGCTCATACAATGTATACCGCGCTACAAAGTCACTCATGTGCGTGGTTTGATACAGCATTTTGTACAGTTTGGTGTCGTGTGCTACAACCGCAAACTTCGCCACATCTTTTGCCACTTTAGGCATCCACTGGGTTTTAGAATCCGTGAAGCGTGTCAGCTTGGATTTGTAATTGTACCCATTTTTCCTCGGCATCCACGTCCTCAACAATGGTCTGGAACAGTCCAGCTTCGATCAACTCGTTGACAGGGTTGCGCTGAATACCGTCTTTCAGTTCTGTGATCCGCGAATCCACGTCCCCTAAACCATCGGTACGCTTCAACTCTTTCATCAGTTCCAGATGTTGCAACTCTTTAAGGTCTTTTTGGTAAGCAAGTACCCCTTCAATTGCCACACGGTGCGTCTTCACAATAGACCCCAGTGGCACCCCTGCCAGCAACAGTTCCGACACGTTACTGCCAATGTTAGTTACCAGGGTGAACAGGTTTTTGATTACCACAAAGTCTTTGATCATCGTCACGATTTCCATCCACACGTTCTCAGCACGGCGGATACGCAACGCGGCTTTCTTACCCATGAAGGCTTCCATGACGGTAATGAACAACTCTTCACGCATTTTCCGTTCATCGGGATCTTTACTGAATCCGTCCGTCAAACTCTTCTTGCGGTACCCAAAGAACATGTTGTATTGATCCACCGGAACCATCAATGATGAACTTCCCCACTCACTGACAATCTCCTTACGCGTGTCGTCTGGCAGCAAACGGTACGCTTCTCGTATCGTTGGATCGTTGCTGTCTGCACTGACTTTCAAATACCGTTCTGGGTTGCTGTGGCCGTCTGCTTTGTACTGATCGTGCAACGCTTTAATAGCTTCACTGTTGGAACGTTCGGTGTTCATTTTGTCTACCAGGTTGGCAGACATAGCGCCCAACACTTCGTCCATTTTGTTATTGCGGCCCAGGATGTTCTCAGCATCCCGTACTGACGCTTCCATCATGTATCGGTAATTGACCACGCTGCCACGCTCGTTCAACAACGGAACCATACGCTTATTGGTTTGCACTGAAGGGTTGTAACCACTGTCAGGCAGAAACATATTCTCAATGCCA